TTCATTTCTCATATTTACTGCAGACCTTGTGAAATACTCACATAGTGCAGTTAAACTAATATAAATATCGTCTTCATCTTCAATAGTCTTGATAGTTCCATTTGCTAACATTTATTATCCTTTGTTTGTTGTTGTCGTTATTCTACTATATTAATCTAATGCTGTCAACAGGAAATTCATCATCTTCTTCATCATTACTTAATCCCATATACTCCCGCAAACTTAATGGCATTTGTGGTCTTTCTGGAGTTTTAATAACATTTTTCAATCTAGCGTCTGATTCTTCTTTTAGTTTTTGTAACTCTTCTGAGAATACCCCGCCATATGTGTATATTTCAACTTCTTTGTCTGCATCTGGAGGAGTCATTGAAATAGCATTATATATAGAGCCACATACAGCATCTGAAAGGTCCTTAGAGCCTTTTCTTGGGTGATCTACTTTGTCCTTCATAATACGAAGTTGCAAAAGCTCATCTATGAGTAATTGTATCTTTGGACCATGCAATCTTTCTTCAGTTAAAGTAAGAGACATATCTTCATAATGTTTTTTAGCCACTGAAAGGATTTCTGTCTTGATACCGTGGACTCCCAACTGCTGCATCATATCGTGTGAGTTCCATCGGTCAAATGTAACCAACTTTAAATTAAAACCACGATCTCTTACTCCTGTAATATAATCTTTAACTTCTGTAAAATCAACTGACTTAGAAGCTGTTGGTGTCCAATACCTTACGGCATCTACAACAACTCTTGGTGCTGCTTCTTTATATTGATCTCCAATTTTCATTGTAACCCAGCCATCAACGTGTGCTAATGACACTGCACAGTGGTCATGCTTTTGTGCTAAATCAACATGCATAAAATACTTAACCCCATCTTTTGGTTTAAAATCATCATCAAATCTTCCATAAGAATCTACATTTAATTTAGGATTGCTAAAAGCTTTTTCAATCACCGCACGGTTCTTAAAGAACGCATCAGTAGCATCTGGTGGCATGCAGGCAAAACGTGATAAAGCGTCTGTTGGATCTGTATAGAAGTCAATTGTAAAATCATTAATTGTTCTAGTCGGATTGATCTCCCATGTAGGTCTTTTTAAAGCATACATTCTGGGGACCTTGTATGAAATAATATGGTCTTCTTCCCATTCCATTTCAAATTCATTGCCTTCAGTTCCATCTGGCAAATCTGGATCAACTTTAAATTTATGGTGTCTAATAACAGTTTCTTTTTCAGCTACCGCCTCGTTATACTTTTGCTGAATATAGTCATTCTTAAAACGTGGGAATGAAAGAAGAATTACTTTGCCAAAGTCTGGGAAACGGGAGTTTACAGATGCACGATACATCTTATAAATAGCTGATGCTGTTTTTGCTTGATCATGTCCAGATGTTGATTCAAGTTCAAAGCCTGAAATTTCGTCAAGGATAACTACGAGAACATTATAGCCTTCCCATGCTTCACGTTCTGAGTGACCTGAGTGAACTGTAACCGATTTATCAAACTCAACCATGTTAGCCTTAGCAATATACTTGCCTTGGAACCACGGGGACTTTTCAATACGTTGATTAAATCCTTTAAAGAATACTCGGTTAGCTTGAATAGCGTTAATAGCAATGTTAATAATATCAATAGCATCGCCTGGTGGCTTGCCATAGTATCTTGCTGGATCCGTTAAGCACAAAAGCAAATGCACCATGTATGCACAAGCGATTGTAGATGTATAGTCTTTTCCAGAACCTTTGCCCAGTTGCAGAATAACTTCGGAGCAAGTTTGCTTCCAAATCTTTTCGCCTTCTTCTTCACCATAAATCTTGTGCAATGTCTCACGCTTATAAATTTGCGTAGATGCACGAATCATTTGATATTGATATTGTGAAAGAGGAGGCAGTCCCAAATAATCTTTGCTGGTTACAAATTCTTCAAGAGATGCGGGTTTTTCTGAGAACTCATCACCTTCAAGAGCATCAAGAAAAATATTAAAATCAGTCACTTATTACAACAGCCTCTATTTGACCTGTTACTTCTGAGAGTCTACGGGATACTTCCCATTTACATTTATCACAAGTTGCAGTTACATCTTTTAGTATTCCTACAAGAATATCTTGCTTTCTTTCTGACTCTAGGATTTGATCTGCCATAGAAGTATCTTCCAAGACCCCTGCCTTGTTTAGCATATCAATTCTCTTAGCTTCAATATCAGCAATAAGCTTAATTACTTGTGCTTTAACATTTGGTGCATCTTGTGCATCTGCTTGATTTAATGTGACCCAAGCTTCTTTGATAAGCATGTTGTAATGCTCATCTGCTCCAGCCAAAGCTTCTTTAGCACGGTCACGAATAGCTTTGTTGTCATGAACAAAGCCTTTCCAAGCATCAATGTAGTTCTCTACTTGAACACGAGTAAGCTCCAGAGAGCGAGCAATCTGGGCTGGAGAATTGCCTTTTAACAATTCTTCAATAACTTTATTCATTTGGTCAAATTGACCCGCAACTTCTATTTCATTAGCCATTGTCTGTTTTATAAAATCCTGATCCTTTAAATTGAATTCCTGCAGGCGTATATACTCTTGTCATGCTATAACCACAATTTGGGCAAGGAGGAATAACTTCTGGATCAGAAAATGATCTGGTAATCTCTTCTGTTCTGTTACATTCAATGCAAGTGTAATCATATTTTGGCATACTTAATTATACCCTTTAATTACTGCTTTTGTCAATGGCAATTTTAAGTAAGATTAAATAACCAATCAAATCATCAATATCGTTATCACCAGCGAAGCCTTGATTGTTCTTAACTCTATTTAATTTATCATCAATTCTTACTTTAAGCTGTTCAACATTGTCAGATTGTGCAAATATCCTGTTTGGAGATAAAGCTGAATCGCCATAAGATATATTCTTTTCTATTAAAAGATGTGCAATTTCATGGCAAGCACTCCAAATTTTAGATCCAGATGGGGCCTTTGTAGCATGCAAATATAAGTCTCTACATGAAAAAATATCTGTATCTTCGTATATTCCTTTAAGCATTTTTCTTTATCCATTCTTCTAGGTTTACTTTAGAACTCCAACCAAAAGTTTTTTTCATTTTATCTGTATTTGATAAAGTTTCTTTTGATTCACCTAGTCTTGATGGTATAAAAACTAGATTGTCAGAAATCATTGCTGCTATTTGATTAACAGAATAATTAATACCACTTCCTATATTATATACCTCGCCGAACGATTCTGTCAATACATCTGTGGTTGCTGCTAATATATTTGCTCTTACAACATCCGATACGTGGATAAAGTCTCTTCTTTGTTCCCCGTCTCCCACAATAGTAAGTGCTTTTTTATCATTTTTTTGTTTTATAAATAATCCAATTACAGGTGCATACTGACCTTTGGCTGGCTGTCTTTCTCCATAAACATTAAAATACCTAAATATTATTGTTGGAAGATTAAATAACTCTGTATACATTTTGCAAAGTTTTTCACCATTTACTTTAGAAACCGCATATGGGTTTAAGCAATCGTCTGGTTGAATCTCTATATTTGGTATTGGATTTCTTCCATACCCAGATGATGTTGAAGAATAGATTACTCTTTTAACACCTGATTCTTTTGAACATTGAAGAACTGTAGCTGTTCCTACAGAATTAATACTTACAGCATTTATGGGGTTATTAATTGCTGATTGAATTTTTGATTCTGCAGCTATATGAAAAACAAAATCTATGTTGTTATATAAAGCACGAGTATTTTCATAATCTCTAATATCAAACTTATAATTAACTGCTTTGCTATTCCAAAAAAATTCTTCATGAGAATCTGAAGATTCATTATCTATAACAACAACTTCATGTCCTAAATTAATAAGTTCATCAACTAAATTAGATCCTATGAATCCTGCTCCACCAGTTACCAATGCTTTCATTTTTCCTCCTATTATTTTAAATACAGTATTTTTTATAAAAATATTGCATTGCCGAACCTTCAGGTAAATTATTTTTATCAATGTTGTTTCTTGTACACATTTGATTATATACAGATATTGACTTTGAAGTGTTGTATAAATCAAGTATTTTATTTAAAGAATTAGGATCCCACAAAGAATGCCAATCTTGAAAATTTATACCTAAAAATATTTTTTGATCGTAAGCATACTCCATATAATTAAATTTTTTAAAAGCTTGATTTAATAATTTTGGCCCCATATCAGACCAGCTCATATGCTCTTTATCTATCTTATTTACTTCATATATTAAATAATTTATTATTTCCGAGTCTTTATTTAAACTAAGTACTCCCCCAACTACGCAAAAATCATTATATCCTAGTTCAATAGATGCAAATATATTATCTTTAAATTCCCAATTATCTGATAAACAAATTGTATCTGCATCAACCCATATTTTTCCAGTCTTTTTTATCATGTTATATCTAAATACATCTGAAAACGCAGCATAAGAATTTTCAACTTTAAATAAAGATTCTTCTGAAAGAATATCTTTGGCGTCTGCTTTCTTTACTCCTTCTGGAACAATAATTGATTGATCATAAACATAAAGTGTTATATCATGACCATAAAAAACAAATGATGATAGGGATATTTCTTGTATCTTTGTTAATGTACCACCTACCCACAATGATGCAAAAGTATTCATTACAATATAACCCTTTCATCTATGTGTTGAAATGTTGATGTTGTTTCATACAAACTACAACCTTGAGGTGCATATGGTGCTAAAGTATAGGATTTAAATCTGTCTGGCTGTCTAAATATATACCAGTCTATAGGCATGTTGATTCCAGTTTCTTTTACAGAGTCCAGCATCTTTTTAGCACCCTGCTTGTTTAAAAGATAGCATAGCATTGACCAATCTTGATATGCTGGCACTATTCTTGCACCATTATAAATATTATTAAAAAGACTAAACTGATTTGAATGACAAAAATAAATAAATACATCCCAATCTTCTGGCATATCCTTCAGGTAGGCATCTAACAACTGTACAAAATTTTCATTATAGCTAATGTCATCTTCCATCAACATTAATACATCATAGTCTGATTCAAGAAAATTTTGCATTGCCAGCAGATTGCTTGCCCAAATCCCCAACTCCCCATATTTAAATGAATCTGTTGGGTTTAACAATCCGTATTTTTTATTAAAATCTTCATATTGTGTTTGATTCATAATCTGAATAGTTGGCGTATCTAATTCATTAAATACATTATTTAAATAATTATTAATTTTATAATTTAACTCTGATCTTATTGCTGCAGAATCTCCCATACCTTCAATATGGAATACTTTATAGCAAAGTTTCATTACTTAGCCCACTTCCTCTGTTTCTTGATAAGACCAAATCTTTCTAGTGATCTCTGAATAGTCATATGAGAGCATTTAGCTTCCATTGCCATATCAACAATCTTTTTCTTTTCTACTACATATCTCTTGTAACACCACTCTTTAGAATCATATAATTTCATTTACTGCATACCATGCTATTCCCGCCGCATCAGCGACATTATCGGACTCAGTTTTAACGCCCATATTTCTAACAAAGTCAATCGTCCTTTGTTTTCTTCTTTCTCTGATTTTCGCTTTAATCCAGTTATCTGACTTTCCTGGGAATTCAAGTTTAATCGCCTCTTTCTCTGCCTTAGTATAATTCTTGTTTCCAAGATATGACTGCCAGGTTATGGGGTGAACCTCCACCACCTCAACATTATCACTAAGTAACTCTCCCATTATAGCACCAAATACGTATGCCATCTTAATTCCTGTCTGTACAGATCTTACTGTAATTGCGGCTTCAATAACAACAAAGTCTGTGTCT